CCGCGAGACTGTTGCAGCGCTGATGGATCCCGACAATGAGTGGGCTGAGATCTGGCGTGGGCTTGTCACCAATATTGCAAAGGTGGATCGTAGGCGAACCGCTGATGCTGAAACGGGAACGCGGATGGCTGCCCATCAACAATGCATTCTCTGCGACATTCTGCCAGATCCAGTCTATGGCGCACCAATTGCGCCCACGTCGCTATGGCAAAAGCTGCTCGATCAGATGGCAGCGATCAAGCATCCTTATTTGACAAGCATGCGCGATCTTCTTGGCTTGGACGTCGTGCAACTCAAATCAGCAAAACAGCGACGACGGTTTGGTCTGACGCTTGATGAGGCGAGGGCGCTTTTTATCACGCCGCCGCTATCTGCGGAAACTGGCGAGCCTTCCATCGCGAAAGTAGAAGCGGTCGAAACACATGGCTGATTTCATTGATGAGTTCGTGGAAATGCAAAGGCGGGTGTTCGAACTTGAACGTCGCACTGCAAATCGCAAGCGAACAGGCACCGTAGAGAAGCTTGATCTAGATAAAGGTCTTGCGCGTGTTCTGATAGAGAACGATGGGGATCGGCCTTTTCTTTCTCCGTGGGTGCCTTGGAAGGAAATCGCCGCTGGCGGGATATCCTCGCATATTCCTCCTACCGTCGGACAGCAGGTCGACGTTGTTTCAGAAAGCGGCGACCTTACCGACGGTATTATCGACTTTTCCACTCATTCCAACGCAAATCCGCGACCTCACAACGGCCCGGAGGCTGTTATCGTAAAGGGCAGTGCCCGGTTATTCATAGGCGACGATACGGTGACAATTGATGCGCCGAACATCGCTTTTAGAGCGTCCAGCGGAACGCTAGGATAATGCCACTTATAGCCCGGTTAGGCGATGCCGGGTCGCACGGCGGTTCAATCACAACATCGGCAGCAAAATGGGAATGCGAAGGAGCTTTGATTGCTCGTCGCGGCGATACCTATGCGTGCCCGATACACGGATCAAACCCGATTGTTGGCGGCTCTGGTAAATTCATATGTGAAGGCGAGCCAATTGCTCGTCATGGCGATGCAACGGCCTGCGGCGCAACGTTGATTTCTGGCGCGTCTCGATGGGCGTGCGATTAAAAAAGGAAAACCGTGATGGAAGTTATTGTTAAAGAAAGCGGGTTTTACGGCGGCACTTGGCGTGACGCTTCGTCGAAACAGGTCGATATGCCTGAAACTACAGCGCGACCGTTTCTTCCCCCTTATGGGCATCAACTGGACTTGCCTAAACCAGTCGAGAAGCCGAACGACAAAGAACTCCAAAAAGCTAAGGGCTGACGCCAATGTCTTCAAGCGGCGTCAATCGTGTGGACGGGCGGCCATTGTCGAACTTCGAACACGTCCGGCAGTCGATTGAAGTCATATTGACTACGGCTATCGGCTCCCGCGTGATGCGCCGGGAGTTTGGTTCGGAAGTCCTGAACTTGATCGACCGTCCCCTAACCGACCGTGTCATCCTCGCGGTTTACTCGGCTGTCGTGATGGCGATAGCACAGTGGGAACCGCGTTTCGCTGTGACCGGTTGCAAGATCAGCAGAGCTGATGAAACCGGCAAGCTCTCGCTGCAAATCTTCGGCATCTATTATCCGCGGGGACATTTGGGCGACTTTTCCAGACCGGAAGATGCTCAAACGCGGGTTTTCTTTGAAAGGCAATAACTATGGCGTTCGATCTTACGACTTATCCGAAGCCGGACGTCATCGAAACTCTTGACTATGAAGTGATCCTTTCTCAGCGCATAGCGCTGCTTAAGGAGCTTTGGCGGATAATACGGGAAAAGCACCCAGAATTACCGGACTATGACGTCGAGCTTCTGGAAACCGATCCCATCCAGATTACGGAAGAAGCCGAAGCATATCGGGAAATGCTTGTCCGCGCGCGCATCAATGATGCCGCTCTGGCTAATCTATTGGCTTTCGCTGGTGGTGCTGACCTGGATCATTTGGCCGCTTTTTATGATGTTGATCGCCTCGAAGGTGAGGGCGACGAACCTTTTAGGGATCGCATCGTTCTTGAAATCAAAGGGAGATCGCCCGGCGGCGGCGCTTACTGGTATGAGGCGGCGGCGCGGCGGGCTGATGTGCGCATTCGCAGCGCCAAGGCTTTCCGGGAGGATTTCTGGCCGATCATCCATATTGCTATTCTCTCCCGCGAAAATGGTGGGATTCCCGACAATGCTATGCTTGGTGCGGTAACTGACATTGTCACAAGCGACCGCGTTCGCACCCTCAACGACACAATAATCGTCGAGGCCGCAGTCACGACAACAACAGATATCGAGGCAAATGTCTGGCTCCTTCCTTCTGCGCCTTTAATAGATCTATCGCCTCTGGAAGCAGCGCTCCGGAAATCATGGGATTCCGATACCGCAATCGGTTTTGATCTCGTTCCTTCATGGATTGAAGCAAAGCTTCATTTCGCGGGCGTTCAACGAGTTGAGATGGTTTCGCCAACAGATCCAGTCGTTGCCTCTCCGGGAACTGCAATCGCTATTGGGGCAATCAAACTCAACTATATGGGGCGCGATTACTAATGGCAGACCGAACCGCATTGCTTCCAAGTAATGCGACGGTGCTGGAAAAAACGCTTTCGGAGGCCCTTGACCGGACCCCGGAATTGTCACCCGGCATTGTCGAATTGCGCGGGTTTAAATTTCACCCGATAGACAGGGTTGTTCCCTATCTGGTTTCTGAATACGGCCTCTCCGAAGTTGCCGAGTACCTTCCAAACCTTCGCGACGTCATTCTCGAGGGCATTCAATGGCAGCGCATAATTGGTACGCCTGCGGCGATCCACAAATCCTTACGTTGGATCAATCACGACGGGGACATTGAGGAATTTCCGGCCACTGCTCGCAAATGGTGGTGGTTTCAAATTCACCTGCCGTTTGAACCGCGGAACACTCAATTCCTCCGGCCCATGACCCGCTTGGTCATGTCTTCTAAGCCGCTCCGCTCTGAATTCGCAAGAATGACCGCCGGTTGGGACGTGCGAGCGTTTCGCCTTAATGAGCATCGGCTCAACGGTGACGCGGGCCTCAACACTTGGTCCGGGACCCGTAAGGAATCCGGCGGGCCTGTTGTTTCAATTCGCGTCAATCATCGCAAACAAGTCGTTGTACCCACCGGCGGACGTGTCGAAGTCAACGCTATTCAGAATGTCGAAACGGTTCGAACCGTTCGGGCAGGCATTCCGATCAATCAGCTCTCAGCGCGCTTCGCGTCACTGGCTGCGGTTCGCGTCGATTATCGCAATCCCGCAACGGTCGCATTTCAGAATGCGCCGTTTGTTCATCAATCCTTCGGCGCTCCGGTGCCGCGTGTCCAAACAGGATCAGAATAATGGCTGTCTTTACCCAAGACGGGCGCGTCGCATTGGCGAAAGCGCTTTACGATATGACGCTCTTTCTCGCGGTCGGTGAAGGTCTGCCAGCATGGGACGACCAGCCCCGACCTTCGACGCCAGAAGAACAAGCCGCCCAAGATGCCGCATGGTCGGTACTTTCCAAACTCGAAAGCCCGGTCGGTGTCACGCGGACGCGAGACAAGTATTTCGTGGTGCCAAACCCGGACGGCGACATTGTCATGGCGGATGGCGCGAAATATTCGCAGAGCACCGATCCAACCGGCTTTGTGTTCCTCCGCTTTCAGCTTGATCTGGACGACGCCAACAACAACACGCTTCGGGAAACCGGCATCTATGTCGGAACCAAGCTGGCCGAAGGTGTCCCCGGCGGGAAAATGTTCATCCCTGTCGCCGACGTGGTCGATATTGGAAGAATGATCGAAGTTGATCGGTTTTCGCCAATCGTTCGCGACGGCTCCATCGGACAGACGTTCACTTTCATCATGACAATGTGAACTGGTGTTTATAAGTCGTTGTCCGCCTGATTGAAAATATCGCCAACAATCTTCGTGGCCTGCTCCCGAATTTTTGGGTGATAGAGGCCGTGAGAATTCTTGGAGTTGGCCGCAAAATTTTCCGCTCGCTGCTGCGCCATAAAGAAAGCGTCTGACCCCTGATTGGCGAGAACTTCTCTCGCAAGTGATGCAATCGAACTGCGAAGCGCGATCAACTCCGCGACGAGTAATTCCTGTCCGTACATTCGAAAAGCCCCCACCAGACTGATTGAATTCAACCGTCTGCTTAAAGGGTTGGGTTGGCAAGCAAAATTATCCATCTTGGAGAACTCATTTCATGAGTAGCATCATTAAACGCGCCGGTTACGGCGACAGGTTCGATCGTTCGCTCCGCCGTCACGCGATAGCATTTCAGGACACCGGCAGAGATAAGAAGGGTATCTATCTTCAATCCGCTGATTTGAACGAAATGCAGTCGATGAACATCGACCATATGCGCAGGGGCTTTGATTACATCCTGCAAGATGGTCGCGTAATGGACGGTCAAGACCCCGTCGTCGAGAGCGTAGACGACGACCATATCCGGGTGCGCTTGCCAGCCTGCCCGATCTATATGGAAGGCATTGTCCACGACGTTCCGGATGCAACCTTTGTTCTTCCAAACAAAGGCGACCTGACAATCGGCATCCGGAGCACGGAACTCCTGATAACTGACGTTGTCGACGTCGATTTGAAAGGCTCTATCCCCGGCACAGAAGCTTACATGGAAGAAGGGCCAAGCCGGGTCGAGATCACAGTGCTGTGGGGACACTCACAGGACGGCGATCCCAAGCCGCTCGTTTCCGTCTATCAGGTGCGCGACGGGGTTATTCTCACTACGTCGACGAATGTTGATTTCTCGGAAATCTACAAAGCGATTGAAGGCTATTCGCGCGAGAGCAATGGCTCATTCGTCTTTGATGGATTTCTGATTACGGCACTCGGACCGAAGGCAAACGGGAAACAGGGTTTTTCGGTTTCCGAAGGAACGGCCTATGTCAACGGTCGGCGGATCAGCCGCCGCCAGTCCTTGCCTTTCGAGGTCGATGAAAAGCCGGACCTGCGCAATGTTGATGCGGAGCCGCACCCGTTTACCGGGGCGACCCGCGGAACACAGACCTTCAAGGTATCGAAAGCGCCAATCGATAAGGTCCGGCGTGTCACCGTTGAAAAGGAAATCACCGAAAGCGTTCTGCACGGGCCGTTCTCCGGCGCTGTTGATCCGCTCGCTCACCCTTCGGTGACTGCGATCCTCGAAATCAAGCAGGGTGATAACGTCTACAAGTCGCCTTCAAGCTGGTTGCTTTCTCAGGGGCAAATCGACTGGTCGCCCTCCGGAGCGGAACCCGCTCCCGGTACGACCTATACCGTCAAGTATCGGTACAACGAAAATATCCAGCCCGACGAGGTCACGCGCGACACCGTCAAAGTGACCGGAGCCGCCAAGGATACCAATGTTCTGATCGACTACGCTTACAAGCTCCCGCGCATTGATGCCGTTTGCATGGATACGACCGGCACAATGGTCTACGTGACGGGCACGTCTGCCGTGTCGCGCCCGCGCCCGCCGATTATATCGGACAGCATGATCGAGCTTGCCCGTGTATCGAACGATTGGGGGCAAAAGCCATTCGTCGAAAACACCGGCGTTCGCAACGTGCCGTATGACGAAATTCAGGACATACGCACAATGCTCCTCGATGTTTACGACCTCGTCGCGCAGGAACGTCTTAAGAATGACGTGTCCGCTCGTGAAGTTGGCGCGAAACGTGGCCTTTTCGTTGATCCGCTTCGCAATGATGCGATGCGCGATCAGGGCATTGCGCAGACGGCAGCGGTATTCGGTGGCAAGATGACACTGCCGATCTATGCCCGCCTGCATGAGTTCCCGGCCTTTGTCGGTATTCGTCATCTGGAATTTTCGGAAGTTGCCGTCATTCGCCAGCCAAGGCGAAGCAAGGCAATGAAGATCAATCCATATCAGACGTTTACGCCGATGCCTGGCCGGGCAAGCGTTGAACCGTCGACAGACGTATGGACCGACAAACAAACCGTTTGGACTTCACCTGAAACGCAGGCTTTTGAAGCCGGTGAAGGTGAGTTCATCAGCGGTATCTCACTTGAACAACGGGTCGAGAAAGTCAGCGAGCGCGTAGTCAATGCTGAATTTATCCGGCAGCGGGACGTCAATTTCCGTCTGGAAGGCTTCATCGAGAATGAAAACTTGTTGGTTGTTGAGTTCGATGGTGTTGAAGTCACCCCGACGGTGTCTGGCCCTGCGGATGAAGATGGCGTCATAACAGGGCACTTCACCACTCCGGCGAATATTCCGGCGGGATCGAAGTCGATCTACTTCCAAGGTTCTGCCGGAACCGAAGCGGGTTGCACCTATGTCGGACGTGGCTCGATCACGGTCGAGGAATATCGTCTGACGTCGTCGCTTGAAACGACAACCGAAACGATGCCGCAGCCGGTGGTCAACAACACCGTTATCAACAATGTGACGAACGTCACCAACGTAACGAATGTTGCTGCGAACAATGCGACACCTGTTGCAAACCGTGAAGGTCGAGGGGGTGGAGGTGGAACCGGTCACGATCCGCTTGCACAGACGTTCACGCTGGCTCAATCGTGGTGCTTATCGGGCATCCGACTGATGTGCGCAAAGATCGGCTCTCGAAGCAATTCGATTGCGGTACAGCTGCGGACGGTCGAAATCGGAATGCCAACGCAAACGGTTCTGGCCGAAGCGTTTGTCCCCGGCACTGACTTGGTGGAAGGCGAAGTCTTTACGTCACGTTTCAATTTCCCGGTTTTCCTGCAAGGTGGTCGGGAATTTGCATTCGTCGCTCTGACAGACGATGGCGAACACTCCTTGTTCATTGCCGAGATTGGCAATATCGATATCGATACCCAGGCGGTTATTTCCGAGCAGCCGTTTACCGTTGGTGTGCTGCTGTCCTCGTCGAACGCTTCGACATGGACGGTTCACAACGAAGCGGACCTTTGGTTTGAAATGATCGGCTGTCGGTTTGATCCTGTTGAGCGGGTTATCCCTATCGGCACTTTCAAAGCGAATAAAATGTCGGACGTCATCATTCGCGCCGGTGTCGAATATCCAGACCCTTCGGTCGACGTGTCGATCAGGCTTCGTCGCGCGAGCGGTGAAACGATCACGTCGGCACCATCGCAAACGATCCGGTTCGACGAGTATATCCAGAATGAGGATATTCAAGTCGAGGCGATCTTGCGTGGCACAGAACGCGTTACGCCGTTCTTGTTCCCCGATATCCAGATTATCGAGGGCGAGATACAGACGACTGCGAACTATGCGACGCGAGCCATCGACGCCGCAGATACCAACCGCGTTCTGGTCACACTGGATGCGCGCTTGCCTGCCGGATCGTCAGCAGCGGTTCAAATCGGAATGCCGGGTGATTACCCGAACGTTGCGGTTTCGAGCGCCACCCAACTCGGCGACGGCCTAGTTGAGCAAACTTTTATCCGCTCCGCCTATCCGGCGGCTAACCTCGATGCGCGAACGCTGATAACGATTACCGGCACGCCAGCTGCGCGGCCGGAAATCTCGGCCGTTCGCATGCTACTTTCAAAGGTGTGATAGATGGCTAATACGGCAAATTACGATTGGCCTTTGCCGTCACCTAAAGGCATCCAGATTAATGAGGTCACTAAAATAGCGACCTCTCTGGTTGCAATTGATGCCAAAATCAGGTCGTTCGAAACTTCCTACAGCAATCACACGCACAAGTTTGCTGATTTGGAGAATAGGCCGACCACGCTCGGCGGTTATGGCATCACCGATGGTATGACCGCTCAAGAGGTTGCGCAAGCGATCAAAAAGGCGGTCGATGATCTCCTAAGCGGAGCCGACACGGCCCTCGACACGTTAAAGGAACTGGCGGACGCTCTAGGGAACGATCCTAACTTTGCCAAAACCGTCGGCGACGCGTTGGGTGTTCGTGTGCGTGTCGACGCTGCAACGAACTTTAACCTTGCGCAACGAGCGCAAGGACGCTCAAACATTGACGCACTTGGAACCGTGGATAGAGGTGCCGCCGGTGGCGTCGCCTCCCTCGACAGCGGAGGCAAGGTGCCTACAGCGCAACTCCCCGCGCTGACCACAACAGCTACCGTTGGCGCTGCAATCGCTGGCGCTAACGCCAAGTCTACACCTGACGACGGCGACTTCTTCACTGGTGTTGCTGCCGGTGGCGGCACCACCATGTTCAAAGCGACATGGGCGAACATAAAGGCAGCACTGTCCGCTGTGTTTATCAAGAAAGCTGGCGACATTCTCACAGGCTCTCTCGGCGGAATAGCCGCCACGCCAAGTGAAGATTGGCTTGCGAGCTTTTGGGCTGACAGTGCTGGAGGGTCGTATGCGAGCGTTCCTAAACGTCGCGTTCCGTTCAAGGCTCAGACGACCACTATTGGCAACACCTATTCTCCGGTTTTAAACGCAACTTACAATACCAGTGCATGGGGCGGAGTATGGACACAGGGGGTTATCAATCTCGGTACTAATGCGCAGGCGACGAGTTACCAGCTCATTCACATGCATAACGATGGCCAAGCACAGAAGACTTGGACGTTTGACGGCAAGAACGGTAATTTCATAGCTGACGGCGTACTTTTTGCGGCGGGCGCCCAATTTCAAACTAATGGCAATATCGTCGGCACAATCTGGCAGAACTGGGGAGCTGCCGATGCTTACACCGCAATCCATGCTCGAATTGAACTACGAGCTCGAGAGTTTGCGGATGACCGCTTATACCAAGCCAAAGTCTATACTGAAGACAGAGCATATTGGCGGACAAGAGATTACCTCTTGTCGGAAACCGTGCCTGTTGGTGGTTTCGCCATGATGCGAGCTAACCAACTGGCCTCATTTCCACCGGGCAGTGTGCTTGCTGGATCGCTACTTCAGTGGTCCAACAGTAGCAACGTTCAGGGTGGTTCCCCCGGTGGTTCTTGGGTGAGTTGCGGCGTCGGTTCCGGCAACTACGCAACAGTGTGGAAAAGGATCGCCTAATGAACATACTAGATGTGGTAGGCCTTAAATGGTCTCGCGCAGATCACTCGTTACTTGATGCGACCGTACTCACCTCGGACATTGGCACAATCCCTGTGACCATTCACGAAGGTTACGATACCGGGGAAGGCCGCAAACTATGGGATGATGCTATGGCCGGTAGGTATGGGCCTATCCTTCCATACAAGGACCCAGAGCCGCAGCCGGAACCCGTACCCGACGAAATCAGCCGCCGCCAGTTCTTCCAGTATCTCGCGGTGCTTGGGATCATCAGCCGTCAGGAAGCATTGGCGGCACTCCAAAGCGGCGCTATCCCCGCGCCTCTGCAAGCGATTATCGACCAGCTACCGACCGAAGACGATCAGTTTGAAGCGCAAATGTTCATTATCGGTGCGCAGAACTTCAATCGCCTGCACCCGTTAAGCGATACCGTTCGCCTCGCGCTCGGATGGACGGTCGAACAAAAAGACGAATTCTGGCGAGAGGCTTCGAAGCTCTAACCAAATCTCACAACTTAGTTTTTGCATCCAAGCCCGGCTTATGGAGCCGGACTTTGGTGTTTTTACGCGCCATAGCAAAGGAGCAAGACGCAATGGCAACCGTTCCATTTCACCACGGCACACGTGTTTTTGAGAGTGCAGAAACCCCGATACTTGTTCGGATCGGACGTACTGCGGTAGTTGGTATCATTGGCACTGCAAAGAGCGTCGATCCACTTCTTTTCCCGTTGAATAAACCGGCGCAGATCCTGCGTCCGCAAGATGCAATCAGCATGGGTTATGATGGCACGTTGAAGCGTGCGATTGACCTTGTTCAAGCGCAGGTCGCTTGTCCTATTGTTGTTGTTCGGGTCGAAGAGGGTGAAACTACCACTGAGACTTGGGCAAACCTTGTCGGTAATCGCGCGGCATTCTCCGGTGTTCACGCTTTTCGTCGTGCGGTATCGGACGGCCTTTATAAGCCGAAGCTGCTAATCGCTCCCGGCTTCACACAGACGTCGCCGGCAGACGGCATTGCATCGGTGAATGTTACTGCTGGCGGAAATGGTTATGCACAGGCAACGACGACGGTAACAATTTCTGGCGGGACCGGCACCGGGGCAGTCGCGGAAGCTGTCGTCAATGAGGGCGCAATTAGATCTGTTATCGTTCGCAAGGCTGGCTATGGCTACAGTATGCCAGTGACTGTGACAATCACAGGCGGCGAGGGTGCCAAGGGCGCTGCGGCAACCGGAAACATCGGATCTGTTATCAATCCTGTTGTGGCGGAGCTGGCGACAGTTGCAGACTCTCTAAAGGCGCTGGCCTATGTTGACGGTCCCGATACGACCGATCAAGCCGCAGTCCAGTACCGCAGCCTGATCAATTCGGCACGCGTCGTAGTTTGTGATCCGAAGGTTCTAAAGTTTGACACTGATCTCGCTGCGAACGTACCGACACCGTCTTCCTCGATTTTCGTCGGGCAGCAAGCTAAAATGGACCTTGAGCAAGGTTTCCATTGGGCTGGTTCCAACGTTCCGGTTAGTGGCATCGTCGGGGTTAACCGCCCGATTGAATACGGCGATCAGTCTAACTATCTCAACGAAAACCGTATCAACACTATCGTCAATATTGATGGTACGGGTTTCCGTTTGTGGGGCGTTTGGACGTGCGCGTCAGACCTATTGTGGCAGTTCATTCCAGTTCGCCGCACCGCTGACGCGATCAATGAAGCGCTTGAAAAGGCATATCTGGAATTTGTCGATAAGCCTTTCACACGGGCTAACCTCAAGTTCCTTGTCGAAAGCGGTCGTGCTTTCCTTCGTACCATGGAACTTGAAGGTGCGATCCTGCCGGGGCATGACGTCTGGTTGCTCGAAACCAATACCGACAACGATATGGCACAGGGCATCGTCAAGCTTGGCGTGAAGTTTGAGCCTCCTGCACCGATGACCGATATTCAGATCACTTCACATCGAAATGTCGTCAGCTACGAACTGCTGCTCAATCAGGTTGCACAGGAAATCGGCGACGGCACATACGGCTAACGCTGTTCCTCATTCGCTCCATCATTAAAGTTTCAACGATTAAGAGGTTAGGCCATGTCTGACATGCCTCGTTATATCCTGCGGAATTGCACGATCTTTGCAAACCGCGTTTCACTCATCGGACAGGCGAGCGAAGTCACGCTGCCTGTGCCAACCGAAAAGCTCGAAGAATTGCGCAATGCGGGCATGATCATGCCGATTGACGTGCCTTTGGGCTACGAGAAGCTTGAAAGCGGCTTCAAGATGAGCGGCTTCGATCCGCAGGTCATTCAGTTGTTTGGCCTAGCCGTCGGGCAAGAGCGTGAATTTATGATCACGGGTGCGCTTGCGCATGAAGACGGCACGGTCGTTAACGCCACGGGCTATATTCGTGGGCGTCTCATGAAGAACGATCACGGTTCTTGGAAGCCCGGCGATATGGCCGAGAACGACTACGGAATCACCGTTCGCTATTATCGCCTCGAAGTCGAAGGTCGCACCATTCTGGAAATGTCGCCTTTCGATGTTTCGGTCGGCGGCTCTTCCGTCACCCAACCCATCCGCAACGCACTTTTGGTCTAAGGTCCCGATAACTCATGAGCAATGAAACCACACTCCAGCTTTCCAAGTCCTACACCCTT